GCAATAACCCGAGCGTGATCGGTGCCGTGTGGTCGAAGGTCAGCTTCGATGTCGAAATGGCTGGTTCCGGCACCGCCGGCACGCCGCCTGGCTACGACGAACTGCTGCGTGCGTGCGCCTTCTCGGCCACCACGCTCGCCGCTGCGGTCAGCGGCACCGCTACCGCCGGTTCGTCCACCACCATCACGCTGGCCGCCGGGGCGTCGGCGGTCGACAACGCCTACGCCGGCATGACCATCAACATCACCGGCGGCACCGGCAGCGGCACCAGCGCCGTCATCGCCAGCTACGTTGGCTCGACCAAAGTCGCGACGCTGACCAATGCGCTCGCCACGCCGCTAGATGCCACCAGCGCCTACACCATTCCAATCCAGGTGGTGTACCGCCGCGTGTCGTCCAACTTCGAATCGGCGACGCTGTACTGCAACGTCGACGGCGTACGCCACATCCTGTTGGGTGCGCGCGGCACGGTCTCGGTCAAGGGCTCGGCCCAGGGCATTCCGATGTGGAGCTTCACTCTGACCGGACTGTACGGCACCCCGACCGACGTCGCGACCCCGGCAGTCACGCTGACCCAGTACGCGGCACCGCTGGCGATCAACAACGCCAATACCAGTGGCATCAACATCAACGGCTACACCGCCGCAGTGCTGAGCGACTTCAGCATCGACGTCGCCAACCAGGTGGTGTTCCGCTCGCTGCCTGGTACGCCGGAATACGTGACCATCACCGATGCCAAGCCGACCGGCTCGCTCACCTTCGAGGCCACCACCGTCGCTGCCAAGGACTGGTGGACTCTGATGAAGAACGCGACGCTGGGCCCGTTCTCGATGACTCACGGCACCGCCGCCGGCAACAAGATCAAGATCGACGCGCCGGCACAGCAGCTGAGCGCACCGTCGTACGGCGACAAGGACGGCATCACGATGCTCACCACCAAGACCAAGCTGGTGCCGGTCAACGGCAGCGATGAGCTGACCATCTGCTTCCTGTAACCACCGCGGCGCAAGCCGAACCCGAGCACCGGCTGGCCGCCGTCGCCCTTCGCGTGGGCGCGGCGGCTGGCACGGGCACATTCATCCCCACGCGAAAGGAAACCCATGTTCATCGTACAAACCGAAGGCGAAAAAACCGTCACCTGGCCCGTCACCGTCGAAGTTGCTGCCGACGGCGGCAAGATCACCAAGTACAGCTTCAGCGGCACGTTCAAGGTGCTCAACGACGACGAGCGCGAGGCGCTGCTGTCGAAAAAGGCAGGGAACGAAGGCGATACCGTCGCCGCGGCAGATGGCGAAGGCGATCCGCAAGAGGCCCCGGCCTTCGACGCAGCAGAGTACAACCGCAAATTCAAGGAGGCGCAGGTCGACGGCATCCTGGCCGTGATGACCGGCTGGAGCGGCGTGCTCGACCAGAACAAGCAGCCGATCGAATTCAACCGCGACAACCTGTTGATCGCAGTGCGCAGCAAGCAGGGTAACAGCCTGCTGCGCGGCATCAACACCGCCATTTCGGAAGTCACCAACGGGGCGCGCGCAAAAAACTGAAGGAGGCCGCCGCGTACTGGGCGCGCGGCGGCAAGGACGACGGCAAGGCGGCGCAGGACGACCTCGCGTTGTGGGGCATCGACTCCGACGAGGCGGCCGCTTGGGTCGGCGTCGAAGAGGCTCCCGCGGAGTTTGCGGTCTGGCCCGAGAATTGGCTCATCCTAGAAGTGTTCCTGGCGATGTCGACTCAGTGGATCTGGTCTGGCGGGATGGAGCCATGCCGCGCGGGCCTCAACCTCGCAGCGCTCCCGGTTGTTTATGAAGGGCTGGGGGTCCCGCGCAAAAAGCGCCAGGAGGTTTTTCAGGGGCTGAAGTGCATGGAGGCGGCAGCGCTGGCGGCGATGAACAAGCGGGAGTGAGGGGGGGGGGTAACGAAATCACGCCCCGTCGCTCCCGCCATCGCGTCAATCCTTCCAGCGATTGTAAAGCCAGAGCAGGTTTGAAAAGGTGCGAGGATTAACGGCGGTTCTAGTGCCCTGGATGTACTCCTGCGTGATGATCGTGAAGCGGACAACAATCCCTCGCATCGTGTCCTTCATCACGCCTTCGTGGAGGTCGCCATGGCGAATCGCCACGGCCAAGAACTCCAGGTAGTTGAGGATGTAGTCGACGTCGGCTTGACCTTGACGCGTCGCGGTTATGACGCTTGCGGGTGCCTTCGTCGATGGCCAGTAGTTTGCCAAAAGCAGATTGACCGCCGATACTCGATCCATGTAGGTAGTAGACAGGCGAGTCTGGAGAAGCGTGTTGATGGTGTGCTGCTTGACCGAGTTGCGCATCGTGACGATTGCCGACGTAATCCAGCCCGTCGCAGCAAAGTAGATGCCAATGGTGGGAACCCAGTCGGCCGACTGCATGCCGAGCTTGAAGCGACCAAGGACGCTCCAGTCCAGCAGTCCCCTTTCCAGCGCGACGAGTGCGATGAATAGGATGAACAACACGCCCAGCATGAGCCGCAACAAACGGCTAGGGTTAAAGAGCCAGGTCTTTGCACGAGAGCTCTTCTCCTCAAACTCGATCAAACTCATGTTTTCCTTTCTTGTTATATAAAAAAAAGGACCCGGCGGATACCGGGCCCTCTTGTTTCAAACTACGTGCGGTGGGGTTAAGCGATTCCAGTTCCTTCGTTGCGTACCATCGTGACCTCCTAGTTGTTGATTGTTGATGCGAAGACAGTATAGCGAATTTGAGACGGTTCGACAGCGGGGACTTGTGATGCTCATCACATTTTCACTGATTTTGTGCTGAAGATTTGAGCCTTTTTAACAACTGCTACGCCCCTCAGCTCCTCTTGGGCGGCGTGCGAGTGAGCCGCTTTGCTGGCGTTTTGGCTGGCGCGGATTCGATGGGCGGCGCAGGTTTCGCACCGCCGGCTAGATCGGCCAGGGTGGCATCGGGAGGAAGGTGGCCGCTGCCCTTCGCGGCCTCAAGGATGCTTTCAGGGCTCCGCGCAAACTCGATCTTGACCTGGATGCCAACCTTCGCAGCCTCAGCTGTAATTTGGGCGACCATCGTCATCATGTCCAGTGCGCGCGGCTGGCTGAGGCTTGTCCCAACCTCAATGGAGCGCTGAAGGCGGGCAACAATCTCAGCGTTCATGCTGCGGCCGTTTTGTTTGGCGACTTCAGCAATGCGATCTCGCATGCCATCTGGCAGCCTAAGCATGAATTTGTCAGATTCCCGCCCGACTTGTGATTTCTTGGCATTTGTCATGGGCGCAAGGATACTGCCATCGTGACAGTATTGAAATGGAGTCACGGTGACGTAGAAAGTTGTTGCACATGGAGTCACTGTGACGTATTATGGGTTCATGTTCAATAACAGGAGGAAACCATGGATCGGCACAAGATTATGTCGCCGTACCCGCTGAGGTTGTCACCAGAAATGAGAGAGCAGTTGAACGCGCAGGCTGAAGAGAATGGTCGCTCCCTGCATGGGGAGATCATTCAGAGACTCAAGGAAAGCCTTCGGCAAAAGCCGAACTTCGAGGATGCAAAGCAGTAAAGAAAAAGCCCCGAGCGAATCTTGGCGGATATCTCGGGGCTTTGGTTCCCAAACGACTAGAAAGGAAACTGGCATGAATGCTAGCACAACTGGCAATAAGACTCAATCTAAAGGTGGCGTCGATCTGACACCGCGCGAACTGACCCTGCTCGAGCGCTTCCGTCGGATGGACGACAGAGCCCAGGACTTCACCCTGCGCACGGCGAAGTTCAACTCGGACGAGTTCCCGCGTCGCATCGCGCCGACTCTGCGCCTGGTGGCAGGAGGTCGAGCATGAGCGAGCTGACCAACAGAGTCCCGGTGATGTCGAGCGTTGAGCTCGTCGAATTGATCAACTCAATGCGCGAGCCTGGCAAGGCCGAGCTCCGGCATGACAACTTCATGGCGAAGATCGAGCGTCACCCTGGAATTCACTCGCCTAAATTTTTAGGCGAGTACAAGGACAGCACGGGGCGGCGACTGAAGTGCTACTACCTCCCAAAGAGGGAGTGCGAGCTGATGGTGATGTCCGAATCGCTGGAAGTGCAGACCAAGGTATACGATCGGCTCGCGGAGCTGGAGGGCGGAGCGGCACCGAAGTTGAAGCGGGCAGCAGTCGACCCTGCACTTTCGGCGCTCCGCCAGGCCAAGGCGCTTGAGACCGCAGCTAAGGTGGCGGGCGGGATATGCGATCGTTTCCCACTTCTTGGCGCATCGGCGCAGCAGGTTATCTTCGCTAAAATCGTGAACCCAGTCGCGGGATCGGACGTGATCCCGCTTCCGTCGCTGGAAACCAAGACCTACTCTGCAAGCGAAGTTGGCGAAAAGCTTGGGGTTAGCGCCAACAAGATCGGGCGACTCGCGACTGAGAATGGGCTGAAAACGCCGGAATACGGGGTCTTCGTGCTCGACAAGTCGCGTAGCAGCGAAAAGCAGGTCGAGTCGTTTCGATACAACGAGCGGGGTCTGGCGCGTCTTGCTGCTTTGGTTTCAGGGGCTCCGCGTGCTTTGCCACCGCCGGGGCAAGGTGATCTACTCGGCGGTCACGCCTAACAGAACATCCGCCGCGACCACGCCTCGTTCTTAAGGGGGTGCTGCATTTGCACCCCTTTTAAAAGTGATGATTTCTCACAATTAGAAATCGCTGGAGATCAAGCTGAGCCGCCCAATTACAGACCGGCTTCGTTGATGATCGCAACCCCGCGCGGACCAAAACCGGCTATCCGCAGGTTTTGCTTTTCGTCCTCGTTTGGGGCGGCTATTTGCGTTGGTGTACTATTCCGTCATCCCAACTAGGTCGGAGAGGCGGAGATGAAGAAGTATGTGGCGAGCATAGGCTTGATGGCGCTGTCGTCTATGGCAGCAGCCGCCCCGGTGTGCGATGAGCTTGCAAAGGCGGTCGAGGATGGCGTCAAGGAAATGACGGCCGCGCGCGTCGACGACTTCTATAGTGGTCCGAGTAAAGAACTTTCTCGCGAATTGCAACGATCAAACGCGATAAGCAGAATTCAAGCCAATCTAGTGCTGATGCAGGCAAACAAATGCGCCCTCCCCAAGGAGGAGATAAGCGACAAGCGCTACATTAACGCCGCCCTGCAGTGCGAAATCGCGAAAAGCAAAGCTCAGCGTGCCGGTGAGAAGGCATCGCCAGCAGAATGCGACCGCGATAAGTGGGAAAAGTTGATGAAGTGATACAAACAATACGCAAAGCCAGCGAATAGCTGGCCTTTTTATTTCATAGGCCACCTCCGGGTGGCTTTTTTGTTTTCTGGAGGTTTGCATGGCAGGAGCCGTACGGGTAGGTGCGCTGGTCATCGATATGGCGGCAGACGTCGCCTCGTTGAAGACCAATCTTGCCGAGGCGCGCCAGGAAACCCAGCAAGCGGGCTCGAGGATGGCGGATGATCTCTCGGCCATTCGGAAGGGTATTGAGTCAGCAATCGCTCCGCTTCAGTCGGTTACGGTCAAGATTGGGTCATTGGAAAGCCAGCTCCGCCGTGCACAGGATGCGGCGCTCTCCCTGGCTAAAGGCATGCTGCTCGGTGCTGCCGCCGGCGCAAGCATCGATACGATCGCTCACAAGATTACGGGTGTCATCGAGTCGATGGCTAGTTTGAAGGAGTACAGCGAGCGAACTGGTGCCTCGGTCGAGAACTTGTCAAGGCTGAACTTCTTTGCCAAGCAGGCAGGATCCGACATTGATGCTGTGTCTGGCTCACTGAATAGGTTGGCGCGCGGCATGACCAGCGCCGACGACGAGACCAAGGGTACCGGACAGGCGCTAGCCTTCCTCGGCCTGTCCGCACGCGACGCCGCTGGGAAGCTGAAAGATCCTGCCGAGCTGTTCACCGAGATCGCGAAGAAGCTCGACACCTATCGAGATGGAGCCGGCAAAGCGGCGATCGCGCAGGTGTTGTTCGGCAAGTCTGGCACCGAAATGCTGCCGATCATGAAGGAGATGGCCGAGCAGGGCGACATCGTCGCCAAGGTTACGACCGACCAGTCGAACGCGGCAGACCACTATACGAAGGATGTTGCAAAACTAGAAGCTCAGAAGGGCGCGCTCTATAAAACGGTCGCGACGGCGCTCTTGCCGACGATGTCGGATTTCACGAGTGTGATGCTTCAAGCGTCCACGAACACGAACATTGCAAATAGCGCCGTAAAGGGATTGGCCCAAGATAAGTCGCTTGAAAGCTGGGCTGACGATGTAGCGATGGGCCTCGCATTCGTCATCGACACGGTAAAGCTGATGCCGTCGCTGTTCTCTACGGCCACCGCAGGCTTTGGCAGTCTCGCGGCTCTTGCAAAAACAACCGTGCTAGCAATGCCGGGCGTCTCGCTTGTGAGCGAAGAGGGCGCGCTTGAGAAGGCTCTGAAGGATCAAGAGCAGGCGCAGATGAACTATGGCGAGCAGATCTATAAGCTGCTCAACTCGGAAGTAGATGCGACCCGCAAGGCCATGCAGGCCAAGATCGATGCGCGTGCCAAAGATGCCGCTGCGGCAAAGGAGGCTGCGAAGGCTCGTGAGGCGGCAGACGCGGCCAAGAAGGACTTGAACTACCCCGGCAGCAACGATGGCTCGGCTGCAGCCGACAAGGAAGCGCAGGCCTATTCGACGCTCATCAGCGCGATCCGCACGAAGACCGCCGAGAACCGGGTTGAACTGGCTATCTTTGGTCAGCTCAGCGACAGCCAAAAAATGACGGCCAAACTCGACGAAGAGATTGCAGCCGGCAAAATCAAGTTGACGGCGGCGCACGAAGCGGCCGCGCGCGCTGCGCTGGTCGAGCTGGGTGTTGCCGAGCAAGCGGTCAGGGCGCAAACTGCGCAACGCGAGGTGACCAAGTACATTGCCGCGAGCACCCAAGCGCGCCTCGAGTCTGCCGCGGCGCTGCAGGTTGAGTATGCGCTGTTCGGAAAGAGCGCCGATGCGCGCGAAATCGAGATGGTGGCGCTGCGCGCGCATGCTGACACAGAGAAGGAGCTCGACGCTCAGCGCGAAAAGGGTCTGCCGATCACCGACCAGATTCTGACCCAGTTGGCCGCCGAGGAGCGCGCCCGCATTCTGGTCGGCCAGGCCGTCCTCGGACAGACCAAGGCGCTGCAGTACGCGGCCCAGCTGGCAGAGGAAAACAAGCGCTTCGGCCTGGACTATATCCTCGACGATCAGGCTCGCGCCAATGCGACGCTGGCGCTGGACGCCAAGGTATGGCAGGAGCGCATCCGCCTGGCCGGCGACGGCACTGAGGCGCAGCGTCTGCTGCAAGAGCAGTACGACCAGTGGTACCAGAACCAGCTGCTCAAGCCGCAGTTGGCGGCAAACAAGGCGATGTGGAGCTCGATAGAGCAGACCGCGCACGACACATTCGTCAGCATCTTCGACACCGGCAAGTCGGCATTCAATCGCCTGCGCGATGCGCTCAAGAACGGCCTGCTGGACCTGCTGTACCAGCTGACGATGAAGCAATGGATCATCAACATTGGCGCTTCGGTCGGGTTGGGCGGTGCTGCCGGCGTCGCCCAGGCCGCATCGGGTGCCGCAGGCGGTACCGGCACCGGTCTCATCGGCGCGGCACAGATGGCTTCCAGCCTGTACAAAGCGGTAAGCGGCGGCTTTGCCGGCATTGGCGCCGGGATCGGTACCGGCGCGTCCGCCCTGGGCGGACTACTCGGCTCGTCGTCGATCTCGGCATTCGGGGCGGGCATGGGGCTGAGCGCCGAACAGGCCGCGGCGGCGATGGCGGCCTACAGCGAAGCTGGCATGGCGGGGACGGCAAGCGCGATTGGCTATGGCCAGCTTGCGGGCACGGCGGCTGGTTACGGTGCTGGCCTGCTCGGTGGGCACTACCTAGGCAACGCGATCGCGGGCGACTATAGCGTCAATCATGGGCAGGCGGTGACCAACATTGCCTCTGCCGTAGGTGCCGCTGTTGCCGGGCCGATCGGCGCGGTGGTCGGCGGCGCCCTTGGGGGCTTGTACAACCGCGCGTTTGGCATGGGGCCGACGCAGGTGAAGAACCAGGGCATGCAGGGCACGCTGACTGCCAGCAGCCTGACCGGCCTGAATTACCAGGACCTACACCAGGATGGCGGCTGGTTCCGCAGCGACAAGGACTGGCAGACCACCAGCAATTTCACTGCAGCCACCGTCAGCCAGTTCACGCAGGGGCTGTCGGCGATCGAGACGGCGTCGAGCAGCTTCGCCAAGGCGTTGGGCGTCAATGCGGACTCGATCAAGGACTACTCGAAGGTCTTCGACCTGAAGCTGACCGGCGACGCCACCAAGGACCAGCAGATCATCGTTGATTTCTTCGCCAGCATCGGCGACGAGATCGCGAACAGCCTGGTGCCGAACCTGGCTGCGTTCTCCAAATCCGGCGAGACGGCATCGGCAACGCTGCAGCGCCTGGCCGGAGATTTCCAGTCGACCGACCAGATGGCGCAGCTGCTCGGCAAGAGCGCGTCGGCGGTGTTTGGTGATGTTGGCGTCGCCTCGACTGCCGCGCGCGAGCGGCTTATCGAACTGGCGGGCGGCACCTCGGTGTTGGGGCAGCAGGCAGCTTCGTACGCGCAAAATTTCCTTACCGAGGCTCAGCGCCTGGCACCAGTGTCGGAAGCGCTGAATGCAGCTATGTCGAGCCTCGGCCTATCGTCGATCCAGACGCGCGAGCAGTTCAAGGCGTGCATCGACTCGCTCGATTTGACCACCGAGGCGGGAGCAAAGCAGTTCACTGCGATGATGGCGCTGGCCGGCGCATTCGCTCAGGTGCATCCGGTCGTGAATGACGTTTCCGACATTTTGAGCGCGCAGGCGCAGATGTACGAGGCGCTGGGCGACAAGGTCGGCGCCGCCACGGTACTGGAGAAACAGCACGCCCTGGCGCTCGAATCGATGTCGCCCGCGCTGGCGCAGGCCACGAAGGAGATGTGGGCTGCGCAAGCGGCCGCCAAGGCGATCAGTGATGTGAAGGTCGACGCCAGCACGCTGATGAGCGGGGTGGATGGTGCCTTATCGGCCTTGCAAAAGGTGGTAGCGCGCGAGAAGGCCGCCCTGCAGGACAAGATCAACACCGAGACCGAGCTGGTCAACAAGTACACGGCACTATCGAGCGCGCTGCACAGCGCGCTGGACGGGATGACCACGCCGGACCAGGCGGTGTATGACCGGATGGCGGCGCAGGCGCAGATAAAGACTGCGCTGGCTATCGCCAGGGCAGGCGGATCGCTGCCGACGGCAGACAGTTTGAAGACTGCACTGGCCGCGCTTGGCAAGGACTCGACTGGCCAGTTCGCAACGTACCAGGACTACCTGGTCGACTTCTACGCGACCAAGAACAACATTGCCGACCTTGCCGGCCTGACTGATAACAGCCTGTCGGTCGAGCAGAAGTCGCTCGATGCGCTCAACGACCAGGTCAAGTCGCTCGATGCGTTGCTGGCACGCGAGCAGGACTCGATCGATGTCCTGAAAGGGATCAGTGCCAATGGCTTGACGCTGATCCAGGCGGTGGAGGGGCTGCACACTGCGATCCTGTCGGCGCAGGCGAACCCGGTCAATGCAGCCACCTCGGCGGTGAGCCAAGCCTACCAGACCGCATTGGGGCGGGCGCCGGATGCCGCCGGGCTCGCGTTTTGGCAGCAGCAGGCGGCGGCCGGCACGTCGGTGTCGGACATCGTCAAGGCGATCACCGCGTCACCGGAAGCGACGATCCAGGGCATGTACCAGACGATGCTGGGCCGTTCGGCGGACGCGGGCGGTCTGAACTTCTGGCTCAACTCGGGTGCGTCGATGTCCGACATCGCGAATGCCATCATGGGCTCCAGTGAATTCAGCGACCACCAAAAAAAGCTGATCCCCGGATTTGCCGGCGGCGGTGACTTCGGTGGCGGCTGGCGCATCGTTGGCGAGAACGGTCCCGAGCTCGAAGCAACCGGCCCATCGCGCATCTTCAACGCATCGCAGACGGCATCGCTGATGTCGCGCCTCTCCAGCCCATCGGAGAACAGCGCGGCGATCGTGAGCGAACTGAAGTCGCTGCGCGAGGAAAACCGCCAGCTGCGCCGGATGATGGAGTCGCACCTGTACGCCGTCGCAAAAAACACGATGAAGGCCGCAGACTCGCTCGATGGTGCAGTCAACGGCACTCGTCCGCTCATCACTCAATCTGCTTAATCCAATGATGATTATCGATCCCGTCGCCTTGGGCGACGTGGCGTGCACGCGTGCGTCCGTCAAGTACGTGTACGACCGCACCGGCACGCTGGTGCAGGTGCCGGCCAATACGCTGGCGGTGACCTACGACCCGCGCGACCTGAGCAAGGCGCCGTATGCGCTGGTCGAGCCGGCCGCCGCCAACATGGTGCAGAACTCCGACGGCATGTTGTCGGGCTGGTCGTCCAATCCCCCGTTCAGCTATGTGCAGAACGTGTTGGCGCCGACATCGGAAAACACCGCCTCGACGTACAACTTCAACGGGAACTACGGCGGCATATTCCTGCGGTTTGATGGCTCGATGGTCGCCGACCCGATGGTGGATGGCCAGCAGTACACGTTCAGCTTCCTCTACAAGCCGCGCACCGGGCAGCCGGCATTCCGGCTTGGGATCGAAAGCCCCAGTGCCCAGATCTATGTCGCCAACAACGCGGTGACGCTGAGCGACGCGCTGGCCACCGGGTATGTAGCCGCCTTGGAAAACAGCTGGTTCGAGGTCGGCGTGACCTTCACCGCCAACGCTTCCGGCAACCGCACCGTCATCATCTACAGCACTGCGGACACGCCATTCTCGATGGACGTGTTCGGTGCGCAGTGCGAGCCGGGTGGCAAGCGCACATCCTATGTCCGTCGTGTCGCTGCGGCTGCCACGCGCGCCGCCGACGTCGTCGCCGCCGGCTCCGGCCTGGCCTACTCCAACGTCGCCATCACCGAAACCCCGTACAGCGCCGCCACGAGCTACGCAAGCGGCGTCCAGGTCTACGACCCGGCCACCTACGCGATGTACCAGTCGCTTGTCGCCAGCAACTTGGGCAACGCGCTGACCGACACGACCAAGTGGGCGCCGCTGGCTTCGACGGTCGTCAACCGCTGGCGCATGTTCGACCAGTACAACAACACCCAGACCACGAATCCGGAAGAGATCATCGTCTGCGCGAGTCCGCAGGCGATCTCGCAGGGGCTATACCTCGGCAACCTCGACGCTTCAGAGGTTCGACTGTCGGTCGTAGACCTGACCGAGGGCTTGGTCTATCAGGAGACGCAAAGCCTGATCGTGTCGAATTCTGGCTCCAGCTTCTACAACTGGGGCTTCAAGCCGATCCG